GACCAATTGCAAAGCGGTTTCCCCCTTCCCCCCCCCCCCCCGGGGGGGGGGGGGGGCTTAATCTATTTGAAAAGCCTGCCGGTGTTACGGTCCCGCAGTTCAATACGGTTTACCACATCAAACCCGGCCTCATTGGCTATAAACTTTAATACTTTAATCAAAAAGTTTACTTTGCCCTCAAGGGCGGCATCCGCCTGCATAATCGGCTTTAAGGCACCGTATGCGGTGGGATCGGCGTAGCCCTCGCTATTGTAATAAGGGGTTTTGCTGTTGCCCATTTCGGGCACCTCCTTTGAACACAGAGGGCAAACCTGGATGCCCTCCGGAATAATCTCGCCGCAAGCGGCGCATTTATCTGCATCAGCCATCGTTGTTTACCTCCTCCGGAAAATGATATTTTGTTACTGCAATAGGAAAGTCCTCAATCTCACTTGCCCATACACAAGAGCCTTTGCCGTTAAGGCTTTCCCAGATATACGGAAAACCGCCTATACCGTCAAATAAACTTGCCATTGTGGGCTTTGCACCGCAGCATAGTGAAAGCCGTTGTAATACATAAGTCCAGGGCGGTATTGCTATACTGTTGCCGAGGGCTTTGTAGCGTGCGCTGTCGGTACTCTCTTTATGTACTTTGCCTTTGCTGTCCGTCCATTCGCCTATATCCGTCCAACCGTCCGGAAAGCCTTGCAGGCGTTCACACTCAAGCGGTGTAAGCCTCCGCACAATGTACTCGGTGCACACACCAAGCGCAGCCTGCCCGGTTGGGCTGCCTGCCGAAAGGCAAGGCGTTTTATTTTCCTCACTTATAGGATCCTGCAAAATCTGCACTCCTATTGGTTTATTATCTACAATCAAGTTTTCCGAGCCCCCCCCCGTAATCGCCGCCGCTGGCTTTAAGTGTTCCGCAGCCTGGGCGGTAGTTTGCAAATTGGTAATTTTCATACATTATCATTGTGTACCTCCATTATCACAACCGGTGGATCCTTGTAGCTTGTTGCCAGTAGGGTAAACATCGGTTGCTCCGGCGTTGCTATGTTCCAAAACCGGGGATCGTACACATAACGAGGGGAACATTCCCCCCCCCGGTGCCCATTCGGGCGTTGAGGGTTTGTACTATACCATCCTCGGCAATTTTAACCCTGCTGTCAGCCGGATGGTTTTCAAGTGCTATGGCGGGCTGATTATCACCGCTTTGCGCTCTCAAAGCCGGTGCTTTTCCGTCTTGCCAGGTATGCCCGCCTACACGGGAACAGGATCCCGGCTCAAAAACCACAACATCACCTTGTGGCGGGCTTTGTACAAAAGGGTTGTTTTCTACTAAAAAGGTCTGTTGTTTCATTCCCGGCTGTGCTTGTAAAGCTACTGCTTTATCGCCTAAAAGGCGGGCCTCATCTCTTTGGTTGCAGGCAAAAGGGAGTACGGCGGGGCGGTCAATGGTGTTAAGGGTGTAGCTTACGCCCTCGGTCCATCCTTTTCCGTTGCATCCTGCGGTGTCGGCTCTGTCGATGCAGTTACCTTGTATGCAATAAGCCCCCCCCCGTTGAGCCTGCTGTATTAAAGCAAGTTTCAATATTTCCGGGAGCTGCTTGCCCCTCTTTTCCGCACGGTTTAATATACCCAGGCACGCCCTGGCGCTCAAAGAGTATTTCGGGTGCGGTGAGGCCTCCAAAATCTGCGACAAGTGCGATGCGTTTTCGTCTTTGGGGCACACCCCAAAACTGTGCATCAAATACTCGCCACGCAATGCTCCATTGACTTCCCACATCGGTAAGGCATCCGGCTGGAGGCCATCCGTTTTTAGGGATAGGAACAGCGGGGGCTTGTTCGCAGGCCACTTTTGCGGTTTCTTGGAGCACAATGCTGAAATCGGCTCCTTTGTTGGAGCTGAAAGCTCCGGGCACATTTTCCCACACCATATACCTTGGGCGGGTGTCTTTTCCTGTTCTGCCTCGTTCAAGGTCAGCCCTCCTCATTTCTTTTATTATCCGTAATTGCTCCATAAAGAGCCCGGACCGTTCACCGGCAAGCCCCGCCTGCTTGCCCGCAACAGAGAGATCCTGGCACGGGCTGCCGCCAATAACCACATTGACGGGCTCAACAAGGCTGCCACTTATCTTTGTTATATCGCCGTAGTGTTTCAATGCTTTACCTCCTTAAATACAGCACCGCATTGGTTGCACACTATTAGCCTGTTACCCTCACGGATAAGCACAGTGTGCTTACATTCCGGCAGTTTTACATCCTTATCAATGTAAAAGCAGTATTGCAGCTCAAGCTGTGCACCGGGGCTTGTTTCATAGCCCGGCAGGAAAGCAACCACATCTGCGGTGTCTATCATTGCAAAGCAAATACGCATATAGTCTGCCTTTTGCATACCCTGTGGCATCCAGGAGGGGTTAAGCACGGTGTAACCCTTTTTTTTTGTACGCCTCTGTGGCGGCATTAAACTTTGCTTTATAATCGGGATCGCCGGTGATTTTTCCGGCTATGTATATTTTAGTTGCCATACTTGTTTACCTCGTTTCCCCAGACATCCCAGCCTGGTGTTGTATTCCTTGCAAAAAGCTCTATGTAAGAGTGATCCCCCCATAAGCTCTCGGATCTTATCTCGTGTAATATCTGGCTTTTGGGAATGGGCACGCAGCGGTGCAAAAATAAGTTGGCTTACGCTGTTGCTTGCCCTGTGGGGTTTACCCTTAACAGCTATAAGGCAAGGCTCCGTGTTGCCCCTGGTCCAACGCCCAAGGCCAAAAAAGTAACCGTTACCACTGCGGTTTTGTTTTACCCACTGAAAGCCGATGCTTTTATACTTAAAGCCCCACGCCTCAATTACTTTCAATGCCTCTTTGAGCATAGGGTAACCTTTGCGATCTCTGCCTTTTACCGGCTTATCAAGCATTGTGTATAAAAATGGTTTTGCTGGTTTTAATTCGGTGTATGTAATGCCTCTTACTTTAAGCATACCAAGGGCAGCGTTACGCACATTGTATATGGCTTGAAATTCCATCCCGGTATCAAAGAAAACAACCTCGTTAAGCGGTTTGTTTTCGTATATCAGCCGGAGGAGCATTGCCAAACTGTCCTTGCCCCAGCTTACAGAGGCCATATAATAAGCCATTTTTACCGCCTCCATATCGGTGAAATATAGGTAAACAGCTTTTCTGTTACCTTGAATTGGTTGCCCTTGTTTCTGTCGAGGGTGCGGGTAAAGGGCTTTTCCCACACGCACACAAAGTCCGGCGGGGCTGTTTGCTCACTTATGTAAACGGTGTGCCCGGTATCGGCAAGCAAACGCATTGCCTGCCAAAACTCCGTGCTGTTGAATTTCTCGTTATTGTAACCGGTGGTATTGTCATACGGTGGATCCGCATATACAACCGCCCCCGGTGGTATAGGTACTTGTTTATAATCACCGCAGAATATCTCGGCACCGCCGAGCGTTGCCATATCTTTAAGCAGTGATCGCTTGCTTTGTGCGGCATAATTTGTGCCGCCCTTATTTCGTGCATATCCTCCAAACCATTTGCCGCCAAAGCTGCACCCAAAGCCCACAAAACCTGCAAGCACCGGATCTGCATCCTTATTGGCTCTTATGGCCTGGTACTGTTCCTCTGTTATCATTTCCGGCAATTCATAACCCGCCTGCACACCTCTTAACAAAGCAATCAAATACTTGTGCTTGTCATTCAGTATAATGCGGTCATAGCCGGTAACTTTGCTTTCAACGGAGCAGCTACCACAGAAAAGGCTAACAAAGCAAGCCCCCCCCGTAGCGTTGAGGATCTGCGCCAAAGGTGTTGCTATACGGCTCTTGCCGCCTTGGTATCTCATTGAACGCTCCCCCCCCGTTAAGGGTGTTATTTATAATTTCGGCTATGTAGCGGGCTATGCGGCTTTTGCCTCCCATATACTGCATAGCCGAGCCTCCTAATCTTTCTTAAAGAATTTACCAACCCAACCATCGGCGCCAAGGGGCAAGCCCGGAGCCCACGGAACGGGGCGGCTCATTATTTCAACCGTTTTTGCAAGCATTGCCTCGTTATCCGCAAACGGTCTTATATCAATTACCACCTCATCGTGTATGTGGAATATAACCGGCAGCCCTGCTGCCTCCAGGTGTTCAATAGCCTGTGCCAGACAATCACGGGCGATGGCTTGCACACAATTCTCCACGAGCTTGCCGCCGTAGGTTTCGATGCGTTTCCATTTCTTTGTGGTCTGGTCCATACCCATATACGATATTGAGGGGTTGCCCCATTGTTTTACGCCTATTTGCGGGGCATTGTAAAACAGCTTTCTGCCGCTTGGCAGCGTTATTGTCATATAGTCAGTGCCTTGTGTTGCATCCCATTCGTGGGCAAGTATAATGCTGCTTACGCCCACGCTGCCGCCCTGGGTGATAACCTGCACGGCGGCGGCATCCACCTTGTACCACAGATCCCTTATGCGTTTGTTGGCATCACGCCAGCGGCTCACAATATCGGGCAGATCCTCCTCCGGTATGCCCATATCAAGTGCGCCCATATTGATAAGTGCGCCGGTGCTGCCTTGATAACCAAGGGCAAGCTCTGCAACCTTACCTTTTTGCCGGAGGGCGTATTCGGGGTTGCCCTTTTTTATAAGGTCAATGGGCACGCCGAACATCTGCGAGGCTGATGCCTCGTATATTTTGCCGTGGGTGCGGAAAACCTCAAGCCTCCACTCCTCACCGGCAAGCCATGAAATAACACGGGCCTCAATGGCCGAAAAGTCGGCATCAATCAGCACATTACCGGGTGCGGCAATAAATGCGGTGCGTATCAGCTGTGAGAGCGTGTCCGGCACACTGCCGTAAATGCATTTTAAGGCATCCAATTTACGCCCTTTTACAAGGTCGCGGGCAAGCTCCAACGGCTCTGTATAAGTGCGGGGCAGGTTTTGCACCTGCACCAAGCGTCCTGCCCAGCGACCCGTACGGTTGGCACCGTAAAACTGTAAAAGTCCGCGCACACGCCCATCCCGGCATACGGCTTGTTCAATTGCATCATATTTTTTGGTGCTTGTCTTGCCGAGCTCCTGCCGAATCTCAAGCATACGCTGCACCTCCGGGCTGTTATCGTCACGGGCAAGCATTTTGGCAACGGTGTCCTTGCGGAGCCCGTTTATTTCCTCGCCGGTTTCAGTTTCAAGCCAAGATGCAAGCTGCTTTACGCTGTTTGGGTTGTTTAACCCGGATATTTTCACAGCCTCGGTTGTAAGGGTGTTGCGGACCGTTGCCCCAAGTTCAAGGGCGCCCTCAACCATCCCCATATCAATAGCAACGCCTCGGCTGTTTATAATAAGATCCGTTTCCCATTCCTTTTGCACAAAGTCCGGCACGGATACCGCCGAAAGTCTGCGCTCAATTTCCATTTCGGTTGTAACATCCTGGCGGTTGTACTCTTTGAATAGCTCCCAACGCTCCGGTGCGTGGTGTGGGTAGTTCCGTGTTCTGCCGCCGTTTGCCTTTGACGGGGCACACGGTACGCAGAAATAGCGTATAAGGGCTTTGCCGGTATTCAGTTTGCGTTTATCCTCCGGCAAGCCTAACGCTCTGCCTGTGGCATCCAAGCCTGCCGTATAGCCTGCATACAAGCCGTGGAACATTGTGCAACGCCACTGCGCCGGTGGCAGCTGCCTGCCCATATACCGTGACAGGCAGCCCCACTCAAAGGGCGCATTGTATGCGTGTTTTAAGCACTGCGGATCAAGCAACGCCTCGGCAACCCACTTGGGGAGTGTTTCGCCTTGGGCAAAATCACAGCACACCGGCTGAGCACCGTTAAGGGAGTAGGCAAAGAGGAGGATCTCAAAGTCGGGGCTTTGTATGTACTTTTGGGCACCGGCTTTTTGTATCGGCACACTTGAAAATGTTTCAAGGTCAATACTTAAATGATCCATACTCTTTTACCTCCTTTTCGTAAATTTTCGGTGTGATATTACCAGGGCTGCCCGGTAATCGGGTTTACCGCCGGACGGCTCTGCGGCTGTGCGGGTGCCGCCTGCGGATAACCCGGAGCAGCGTATGCCTGCGGTGCTGCCTGCTGGGGTGTAACGGGGTTATACTGCGGCTGATAAGCCGGAGCAGCAGGCTGTGCCTGCGGATAATCCGGAACAGCGGCCGACTGTGCAGTAAAGCTCTGGCCGAGCCCCTCAAAGTCGCTGGCTGCGGATGCACCACCGGCAAGAGCCTCACCGTCACGGGTTTTGAGCACATTACCGAGGCCACAGCCCACGCCCTTGCTGCCTGCCGTGTCATAGGTGAAAAAGTTAATAGTTACACGGGCATACATACCGCTGTAAATATCCGAGGGGGCAAGCTCACAATCGAGGTTGTCAATGCCGACAACCTGCGGCTTACTCTTGGTGCTGGCAGTCAATACCCAATGCCCTTTGCACTCATCGCCAAACGGCAAGCCGGACGGACGGAGCCCGTCACCATCGTGCACAATCTGCTTGGGTGTGGGGTGTGCGCCGCCCCATTTCTTGCTTACGCCGTCCTCATATGCCGCCTTAATAGAGGCGTTGATGTTGGCAATGGTTGTGGCATCGGTCTTGGGGATAAGCAGCGTAACGCTGTACTTGGGCTCACCGCCCTGCTGGGGAGCCCTTGGCGCGGTAAGATTGACATAGGAAAGTCGAACTTCTCCGGTTAATACTTTTGTTGCAATATTTTGATACATAATTTTTTAGCTCCTTACATTCATAAATAATGATTTTTGGTTTTAAGCATTTCATAATGGGTGATAATCTTCCCCCAACGCTCAAAATTGGTTTTACATCGCTTTACTTCTTTCAGCATTTTGCGATTTTTTGCCACGATGGCACGCTTTTGTTTCGCGATGAGATCGTTGCAAAATTGTGTACTGGTATGTTCGTCTTGATACTGTTTACTTGCAATATCCCAAGCCTCTTTTGCCTCGGTCTGTTTCTGCGGTAAAAATGTATTTAGGATGTTTAGATTTTCCTCATTTCTCCGAGATTCCCGAAATATACAGCTAAGAAGTTTTCTTTGCTTTTCGAGAGGCACTGCACGGTCGAAGAACGAATCAAGATTTAACAGTATTGTGCAATTTTCAAGACGTACAATTATCTGATTATCCATCTGTTATACCTGCAAAATCAGCAGCCGCAGGGTTGTAAGCCTCCCGTTTGTCCGTAAGCAATGCAAGGGTGGGTTTTCCGATGGGCTTTACCACAAAGCTGCCGAGCTTGTCCGCAAATTCGGTTTTGCCCATAAGTTTCTCAAGCTCCGTAAGTGTTTTGGGCTTGAGGTCATACAAGAGTGATTTATCATACCCGGCGGCCATAGCGGCGTTAAGTGCGGCCTCCGTATCTGTAAAGGTGCGGTTGCTCCTGCCTGCAACGGCTTTCCAGCCGGGAATTGTACCGCCTTTGAGAATAGTGCCGAGGGCATATTCCTCAAGATCCTTGTACCACTTTACAAGCTCCTGGCCTCTTACAAGCAGATCGCCAATTTCGGCATCCGTAAGCACGCCCTGCCCAAAGAGGGGCGGTTTTTCAGCGTTCTGCGGTACGCAGTCCTTAAACTCCTCAAGTGCGGTGTTTTGGTCTGCACGGGCTTTGCATTTCGCTTTGCCACGGCAAAAGCGGCAATGTTCACCGGGGCAAAATGCCCCAAGCCCCATATAAGCCTTTGCGGCAATGGGCTTAATGCTTTCGCCCCAGGCAAGCAGCTCCTCAACCGTTATGGTTTCGCTGCTCGGCTCCGTCTGGATGCGGGGCTGGTCTATCGTCATACAAACCTTTTTGATACTGCCGCCATAAACGGGCTTGTACCGTTTCAAAGCACCGAGGGCATACAACCGCATTTGCGGGTTGTTTTCGGCCGATACGGGCACGCCCTTACCGTGCTTGTAGTCGGTAATGCTCAAGGTATCACCGCCAATCATAATGCAATCGCAGGTACCAAAGCCCTCCGGTACATATTCGGCAAAATCAACCTGCACCTCGGCAGCCACATTCGGCTTTGCGTTACACTGCATAGCTCTTTCAGCAAGGTGCTCCAGGTACAGATCCGAGGTTTTGTCCATCTCGTCCTGGTAAAGTGGGTTTTCTTTCAGCTTTTTGAGCCTCGTGGTATAAGTGCGTGGCTTAATCTGCGAGGTAAAGTGTTTAATAACTTTCAGCTCACAAACAGCGTGAGCCAGGCGGCCCTCCTCCGCATATTCCGA